TACCTCCCCGCCCACAGCATTATAATATCGTACTTTTATCTTTTCTGCTCTACGGACGCGCAGCCATAGATCGGGGAAACTCAAGCATCCCTCGATATCCATCTCATTACCGTCAGCCTCGATTATCTCAGGGTTGATACAAGCAAATAACTTATCTTGATTTCCCATGACAAATATACGCTTATTCAGTCCTACTTGAGGACCTGCAAGGCCTATACCATTATTTTCCATCATCAATTTAGCCATATGCCTGACTAAATCGTTAGCGTCACCGTCGGTCGTGAAATCCCACGGTTGTGCTACAGTCCTAAGTATCTTTTCATCTTCTTTAACTAATTGTAAGTCCATTTGATATAATATTCATATGCACTACCACAAGATGCGCATAAGCAACTGCGTGTGACTTTTTAAATGTGTATGTTCCCTCTTCACGATCCCATATCGTTTTTGCAACCTCAGCCCATGTCTTACCAATCAGATGTTTCTTGCCCGGTCTGATCACAGCCAAGAACATGGCCAACCTCGGTATAGTATTTATAGGTTCGGGCATCTTACGCAAAGTATTATAATGATTTCCCAAGTGAATCAATTGTTCTACTATAGTAGGATCATTGAGAAGGTTCCAGTCCGGCTCAGTCATCAATTCTTGTAGATGTTGTTCGTCACGAACCTTGTTGTAAACGTGAACGTTCAATATATCAAGTTTGAGATATCCTCTGTCCTCTGCATCTTCATAGTGTAGTGCTGATAGATTGTTGATAGGATCATAGGGTATATCTGTCACGTAGATACCAGTATTATGTTTCTTTATCTCATTCTTGCGAATGCTAGCAGGTGTGTGGTCAATCAAAGATAATAGTTTATCCCTGTCACCCAAGTCAATGTCAATATCACTTTTAAATTTCATAACTCAATCATCTTTATTCCACGTAATAACATCTCAACGCTGATTGCCACAAGTATAAGACCCATTAATCTTTCCATAGCGATCAAGAATCTTCTACCTAGTATATGCTGAACTCTGTCTCCGATCAATAGCAAAAACATACTTATGGTAATACCGGCACCCAACGCGGCTACCCATATCCAGAAATCATCGGGCTGTTGGCTGACTAATAGCATGACAGTAGCCAATGCGCTAGGTCCTGCGATCAATGGTATAGCCATAGGCACAATGAAGGGTTCATGATCTAATATCTCTTCTTCAGTGGGCGATATGCTAGGAAATACCATCTTGATAGCGATAAGGAATAATATCACAGCACCTGCTAATTGAAGGCTAGTGCTTGTCAACCCTAACATTTTTAGAAAATGCTGGCCAGCGATCATAAACGCAAACAAAATTATAAAGGCAATAATATGCTCACGCACTATGATCCAACTGCGTTTTTCTACACTATAGTTTTTTAGTGTGCTACTGAATATAGGAAAATTACCGAACGGATCAAAGATCAGTATCAGTAACGTCATTGCTGATATAAAAGTATATGTCACGACCACCTCAATATAAAATAACTAGCATTGCTATCATTGTAAAATGTAAACACAGTATGCCTGGGAATCTCTCCTATCATTTCATCCCATTTACTTTGATGAAATGCGAAATCAAAATCAGTACCCTGTATCCATCCCATTGCTCTCAATTCTTGTACTATCTCTACTACACTAGAAGGATTTATGTGTTCTATCACCACATCTCGGCTCACTTTGTAAGTCCTAACTTACGATAAGCCTCCTGCACTTTGATAGCCTGTCTTTCAGCATCTTCTACTGCTTTGTGTGTAGTAGCATACCCGCCATCTTTCAATTTCACACCTGCTACTTCATACAAGGTTCTAGTATCACGCACAGTATAGAATGGCCAAGGAATAGGATTAGGTCTATCACTCAATACTTGACGGAACGCTGTCTCTGCTACAACAACGTCAAAACTCGCACCATTGCTCCATACTGCTCTACGATTCCATCCGAACTTGTATAGTTCATCCATGCACTCACGGAAACTGATACGACCTTGATCGCCTAATGCTTCTTCTTGTGCTTCTTTGCTTTGCTCTCCCCACCATCGAATCGTATCATCATTGATGACACGATTATAAATTTCTGTTTGATCTTCTATCGTAGGGCGCAATTCTAATTTTTGAGACACGCCTTCACCATATGGATCGAAACGAACAACGCCAATGGTAAGTATGACACAATACGGGCTTGTGTCAAGTGTTTCCATATCAATCATAATATCATTTGCCATTTATTCTTTCCATATCCTATACATAGTGATCAATTTGCTAGACCATATCTCTATAGTATAACCTCTAGTAGTACCATAAAAGTCCCATCCATCACCCCTGTGACCAAAGTTTTTACGACACCATTTGATCACTTCTGCACAATTATCTTTAACCTCAAATTTAACTCTATCATGGTCACGTGGATTCTCATACACCACATCTACATAGTCAATAACAGGAACAAACCGATCAGAAGGAAAATTAATTGCCATGTTTTAAAATATAAATTAAGTACTTCTTTTCATCTACAATGTCGTAATCGTCTGTCAAATAACCTTCGTGATTTATCTTAGGCTTGAAACCATACTTGTCTTCTAACCAAATGATGTATTGTGGAGCCTCTGTAGATCCTGTCTCCTCAGTAAACTCTGCTTTTAAAGTCCTAAGCACATTCCAATAATGTAGTCTGCGATCTCGTTTATTATAGTCGGGATCGTCATCGTCATAGTCTTGAAAGTCTTTAGGAACGTTTACCATTACTAGACCAAATATTATCTACACTAGACACTTCATCAATTATACTATGGTCTAGGTAATTTAGCAACAATGCGGGGCGTTCAAGGTCTCCATTATTCGGCATGCTACTATGTAAGACCCTACAGTTATAAAATAATACGGAACCTTTGGGCATATCATGTTGTTTCACGTTCTCCATAAACCAGCGATTATATGTGCCATTATAGCATTTGTCTATGTCGAAATCTCTTTTTTGACTGAAAGGTACGAGTCCTGTCGAACCATTATCTTTAGTCGTATCTACCAAGCTGACTATGCATTGTATTCCTAATAGTCTTTTATCATAGTTGTATTGCTTGAATCTATGGGGAGTATCTACGTGGGGATTGATCCAAGTGCTACCAGATTTTATGAACACCGTGTCACTAGCATAGAACTTCAGATTACTAAAATTACTAGTGATGACTGGATCAACAATCTTGAGAATCTTTTTGACCTCAGGAAATTCGCTTACTTCTTGGCTCCACCATACTGTGATATCTTCTAGGTTCTTGATATCGTCACGCTCGGCATACTTCTTATTTGAACTCACTGCACGTACAGGATATAAGTCCTTTAACCTATTGTTAAAATCTGCGACCAGCAAACGAGGGATCATGCCTTCTAACAAGACATAACCTTCTTTGTTATTGATTGTATCCTTGATATCTTTCATTGCCATACCAAACTAAAATGTATCGCATCATCTCTGTCTTTAAAAAAGAAATTCATATACTCTAATGTAGGATGCGTGATGAATTTATCACCTGGTAAACCAAACTTCTCTACAGCCCACGCACATGTCTCATCCCAATTGGTGACAGTATCACCCATCTTCCATGGAATGCGTATGCTATATTTAAATTCTTCGTCTGTATTAAAATGAAATATCATCAGTAGCCTGCTTTTTTAAGTAACTCTTTCACTTCAGATATGATGTTAGATGACCTCTTAAACTTGATCGCCCATTGCTCAGGATTGATATATTCTAATATCATCTTTTGTTGTGTGCCATCTAACTCTTCAACGAATTTCAAGCCGCTCTCGCTTTGATATAGCATCCAAGGACTGATCTTACCCTTAGTGACTTCATAACAGATCCTATTGCGATTACCATAACGCAATACATCTTTAGTCTGCACCTTATCTAATTCTGCTAACCCTACGGTAGTCTCAATGCTACGTGCTATGGCATCTAATGGATCTTCTGATTTTAGATAATCAAGTACAAACTTTGTATAATTGCTATCACGATTCCATGTATCGATGCTAATTTGCTCTTTAAGCAACCAATCAACATACCTGCTAGGATTCAATACATTCGCTTCGTAACAATAATTACCGAACTTGACAAATGCTGAATAATATGGACTCTTAGCAAAATCCATATAATCTTTCTTTTGCTTTCTAGTATGCTTATTGAAGAACTGTACCCATGCGCTGAAGCCTATACGATTGGCTACTTTTTCACGATCATTATATCTACGCTTAGTCTCACACATATGGCGTAGCATAGTGCTTTCTCTGACGAAAGAACGTTCGCAGAACACACAACCGAAATCAATTTCCGCTGTCTTGTTCGTATTTTTTGATTTGTTCTTCATTGATAAAACTACTGAGGGTTTCAATTTCATCGAAATTCATCTCTGGAAATTTCTGTGCTAGGAACACTTTCTTCTTGTGTTCAGCCACATAAAGTTTTGCTATCTCGTTGATAGATTCTGTATCTGCTTTAGGATAAATCTTTTTATAGTATTCACGTATATCGTCAAGTTTAGCATTGTCTTTGAGTTTGCTTACCCTCTCACTTATCTGAGGGATCCATTGACGAAACTGTTTGCCTAGTTGCGGGCTAGCAGAACACAACAATAGCCATTGCAATTTAGGATGCTTACCTACTACTTCATTGAACAGATGCCTATTAGCGAATTCATTACCAGCAAGAACATAGAATTGCTGTGCTTCAGTCTTACCTTTGATGTAAGTCATCCACTTGATCAACATGAATGGATTGAACTTTTGTTTTTGTTCTTCGGTCAATCGATCATAGTAATCATAATCTTTCTTATCGATAGCCGCTAAGGCTTCAAACAGATCAAAATCTTGTTTCTCAAATTTCTCGTCTGCTGATACCTTTGCTTTAGCCATGTTATACCTTTAGTCGTTCAAATGTGATGATCTTACCGATCTCTTCGCCCAAGTCTTTGTCATCGGTGATGATATGCAGGCTATGATCATTACTATCACGCTTTCTATCATACTGTCTAGTTTCTACTATATGCCCGCCATTTGCACGATAAACGGTGAAATTCATACCGTTACTATCAATAGACCTACTTACTGTAGATAACTTTTGAGGTACATCGGCTTCTATAATATTACGGCTATCGTCCCATGCTTGTTTACATTGTTTAGCAAACCATTTTCTAAAAAAATTCATTCGTTTTCCTTTTTAGCATTTGAGAAAGGCCACGGTGCGACTGGTTCAATCTTCATCGCTTCTTTAGGCTCTTCGTCTTCTCCACCAGTATTGACGATCTCACCGGTGGGATTACCGTCATCGTCAAGGCGTTCGATGATAAGATCACAATCGATAATCATCTCGCACTCATCTTGCATCCAACCATGTTCCTCAAGATCAAGCCAACTATTACCTTCTTCAAAGAATTCTTCTAACCATTCTTGTGTTTCATCATCACAATCATCAAAGTCATGTTCTTCCCAACAACCATCATTAGTTTCAACTAATTCACTTTCATATCCACAGTCATAGATATCTACACCTGCTTCAATGTTAGGAGGATTGTCATCTTCAGTTTCAACTGTAAACTCTCCCCAACGCCAACCAGTTTCTATCATAACCGTGTTGCCATCTTTGGTAAGATAGTTACGCTCAATAATTGATTTCTTCCATGCGGGTTTTACGCTCCATGTTGTCATTATATGTTTCCTTTCATTAAAAAACTTGATTGTAATCTACGATCTCGCAATTCCTGCTGATCTCTTTTACGAAATATACGCAACGGGGTTTAGGGCCATCATCGATAGGCACACATAAGAATTGTCCGTTGCGTAGTCGAGGAGCATACCATGTAACATCGTGGTAGATATCTATGATCTCAATCGGCAAGAAACTAGGGCTGAAGGCAGTAAGTGGATTAAACTCGAATGCGCTAAAGCCACGATCATTAAGACTGCTCAATGGTAATGTCTCTAAGTCCCCATGCTCTTTTTCCCCTATCAATATCTGCCAGTCTAACGGCATCTTGACCTTCTTGTCTCCTATCTGTAGTACTAATGCCGCGGCATTAAAACTCTCAAGGAAGATCAATGGGATATAATGGTAATCTACGTTTTGCGGATTACTGTTATCTAAGATAGCGAAACGTAGATCGTCTATCTCTTCAGGTAGTGTCTCCAGATTGTAAAATGTATTATCTAGTGTAAGAATTCTCATGTTGTTATTTTACTACAGACCTCTTTAATAGTCAAGTTTTTCTAGCGTGAATGGATACTTTGCTTCTTTATAATAAGCCTTGCGTTGAGTGAGATGTCGCTTTGCGAATTTACAATCGCTAGTGATATCCCAAATCTCTACGTGTTCCTTGTCCTCTGCCTTTCTAATGCCTCGCCCAATGCTTTGTATAACGCGGACAAAGCTCTTTCCGGGCTCAATAAGAACCAGATTAAAAATACGGGGGATATTAATACCCACACTGGCCACACCATAAGTCGCCACAATAATCTTTTTATCGCTAGTTTTAACCTCATCGTATTCCTCTTTCCTCTCCGTGAGTTTCGTCTCACCGCTGATGAATACTGCATCTTTTAACCTTTCAATAAGTTCACGACCGGCGTTAACACGATCTACTAATATTAATGTATTACCGCTATCCTTGATCTTATCAACCAGTTCAGCGATCTTGTCTAAACGTTTATCGTCTTCAAGCAAATGTTTCAATTCGCTTTGATAGTTACTAAACTCTACTCCATCTTTCAGTTGCACGATATTTACATGGCATTGTGCTAACACACCTTTTTCTTGTAATTCTGCCGCGCTAAGTTTACCGATAACAGGACCTAAACTCACAAGCAAACTCACTTGCTCATACACAGCCTTAGGAATAGTGCCAGTCAGTCCCCAGCGAATAGGAATCTGACTGAAAGGACCTGTCAATAATTGCTTCAATGCATCAGCCTTAGCCATATGCACTTCGTCAACCATGACACAAACAACATCTTCGATAAACTCTTTGATGTTGACTTCTGCTTCACCTGCTTTAGTAGTCTTTAACAGATTGTTGAGGCTCTGCCAAGTACAGATAGTATGTGTCTTGTTATACTCTTTACGATCACCAAAGTATACACCAACATCTAAACCTAGATTGATATAGTCTGCTTCAGTCTGTACAACAAGGCTCTTGTTAGGAACGATGACGATACTACGCCCATAATACTCTACACTCTTTGATAGAGCCGCAGTCATGATAGTCTTACCTGCACCCGTCGCTACTTCTTGAATACATTGTGGGTTCTTCAAAAAGTTATTGACGATCTCTACCTGGTAGTCACGTAGCATGATAGGTTTGCCCTCTTCAACGTGACCTTTAGGCCATAACTTGTCAGAAAACGAATCTACGGACACTTGAGCAAATTCGAAAGTAGTTCGATACTCACGCATATCAACCAATTCGATATCATAATCATACTCTTCTAATATAGGTACGATATCAGGAATCAGATTGATGTATGTGCTACCTGCTAGGCTACAATAACTAACCTTACCATTCCATCTACCGAGGCGTACTGCGGGTAGATATCTTGCACCGGGAACTTCATGCTCAAACTTACGCATGAGTGCTTTGCGACAATCTAACTCAAGACCCTCAATCTTGATATTGACTTCATCTTTAATTATAATTTTTGCCTGTCTCATTTTACCTCTATCGGTCTTGAATTATTCAGCATCACTATCTTTGCGATCCTCTTGCTAGCCCTGCCAAAAGATAACTCTACATTATATAATGTAGTGTTAGACATGCCTGCTATAAAAACACACTCGCCCTCAAAGTCCTCAAGATTACTATAAATCTCTATATTATTTTTTCTGAGGAAGTTAAGCAAATCTTCTTTGATGACACCTCTGTGTAAGTATCTAGCAGGAGCACAGACTTGTTTGATATTCAAATCTTTAAAGAATTCAGGCTTACTGATGAATTCATCTATATCGATCTTCACACTAAAATTACTAGCGAAACGTAATACAGGATCATCCTTGATGATATCGTCACTAATCATGACTCCGTACCTGCTCAACTGATACAATGTATAGGGGTCATTGTTCAGTTCGATATCTTTAACAGCCTCGGCCAAATTTTCATTTATGTTTTTGATATAGTATTTACCCTCATTTACGGAGAGAATGGGCGCCAAGTTGACACCCTCATATACCCAAACATCTTTTAATAGTTCTTGTATTTCTTCTGATAGTTCGAATCTGTCAAAATGCTTCTTACACAAATCGTAGGCAATCCTCAATGCATGAGTATAAAATTTACTACGATAAATCTTTTGATCCTTATTCCAAATAAAGGTATTGTCATCCGTTACCTGCAAGGATTGAATGAATTTGCTATTGAAAGGTGTGCGCATACACAACTCATCGTTATCTAAATATATTTTGGGAACTAGATAATGTTCACTACTGTCAACTAACTTTGCATCCCAATTTAATTTTTGTAACTCTTCAATATTATGTCCTGTCTTGCGTAATTGCCTCTGATACTTGATGATCAATTTATCGAAAAGTTTATTTTGATTAGAAGTGACCTGATCTTTTTCTTTTACCATATATGTCAGATTATTGAAAAACCCATAATCTTTCTTAGAAAGGTGTATGTACCCTTTCATCATATAGTGTAACAGGTGTTCTTTCTTTTGCATCATAATATTATACAATAATACTACATAAACCTCAAACAAAAAGGAGAGAGGGCCTTTCGACCCTCTCTTGAAGCAAATCTAGGAGTGAGATTAGATTCGCTTCATAACTGTATTCTCAGCAAGTGCCTTCCAATTAGTCGGGCTGATCTTGATGAGATCGGCAATCTTAAGTGCCATACGCATACTCAACTCACGCAATTTTGCTTTGTTGTCAAGCATGAACTGCAACACTTGATCACCTTCGTCACCTTCAAAGTAGTAGTCACGGAACAGACCACCTTCAGTATCTTTGTGAACTTGCTTGATGCGCAACATCTTGTCACGTTCAGTATCAATAGTCAAATCCAAAAAGTGACAGCGTGACTGCAACGCTTCCAAGTGATCCTGCAACTTCTTGCTCTTCAAGTGATCAAACTTGATGTTAGTGATAAAGATACAAGAACCATTGAAGTCGAAACTGTCAGGGATACCTTCACGGCGCAACATAGAACTGTCAGAGTTCCAGTAAATGCGTCTGCGCTTACCTGAGTCAAGTGCTGCCTTGAGAATGTTCAACGCAAGATCATCCATCAACACAGAGTCACAATCGTCAAACACCAATACGTGATTCTTGTCGCTATGCTTGAACAATGTAGCATAGAGACCCAATGCAGTCATCGCACCTTTAACAATCTCATACTTGAGCGGCTTGCTTGCGATACGATCAAACATAGCGGCCTTTTCCAACTGTTGCTCAACACCAAACGACTTGCCGACGCCGGGAGGGCCACTCACGATCATCGCACGAATACCACCCTTAGTAGTAGCCGCGGACATTTCATCTAAAATCGCAAAGCGGGTACGAATGCGCTCAATCGCCTGCTCATCAGTCTCGACCTGGACACTTGCTGTCGGGGTCGCAACTGAGTCAGTAGGCGCACCACTCACAAACTCAAAATCACTCATTGATTCTACCTTTACCTTGACTGTATCGATGCCGCTAAACTCAGGGAATTGTCCCTCGTTGCGTACTGTAACATAATTACCCTTCTTACCTGACTGAAAGCCCTTCACCAATTTGAACTCGGTGTTGACAACTTGAGTACCACGATAAGAACCACTCAAAATACGAACAACTGACATATCTCACTCCATCAATTAACGAACAATATAACTATTATAGTCCCTTGCAGGGCTAATGTCAAGCCGGGGCAAACATCTTAGCACCTTCGGCCATGACGACACGATATGCTTTCATTGTTTCTTGCGTCTGGGCCAAAGGGCTAGACTGAATAAATTGCATCATTTCCAAGAAACCTAAACCCAAAAATTCTGCATCTTTTTGGATCACTTTGATTGCTGTTTCGATTTTCATTTCTCTTCCCTTTTCTCAACTCTATGTATTAATTATAGTCCCTTGGGTACCCAAAGTCAAGCCTTTTTCGCCACTTTTTTCCACTATTTTCCGGATATTTTGTTGTTTAAAAACAACAACTTACGACACCTAGACGGATTCTAGGTATTTTTCCGGAAAAAGCTCGATATTTTCAACAGTAAGGTCTCTTTGCCACTCACTATCAGTAAAGGGTAAATATTTTTTGCTTATCGGATATAGTGGCTTTTTGATATCTTTAGAAATCTGTTCAATCATCTCAATCAATCGTTCAACGGTAATATCACTATATGGACTGATCCATTCTACTTCTTCGCCATTGATAATGTGAGTGTCGCTAGCAATTCGTTGTTTCAAAATCTTTTCTACTTCCATTACTTCATAGTTTGGAGTATACCAAATTTTGATAAACTGTTGCTGTCCGCCTGAAGTATTACTATATTTTCTAATACGATTACCTGCATCAGACATAACACCATAACCCAATATTTCACCAACCTTGAAATAATGATTGGTGAGGATAACATACATCAGTTTCTTTTTACGGATTGCCATATTGTTCCATAGCCTCAACAAGATCCACAAGATCGTTGTCAACGAAATTCAACAAGTCACCGTGATTACCGTCTTGCAAGTTATTGACATAATTGGGTAATACATGCTTACCACCAAAATGCCTATACAACTTCATCAAGTATACACATGAACCGTTGGGAACAGTATTACACTTGTCAAAAGTTTTTCCAGTTACTGCACTTTCAAATCGCTTCTGTACTCCATCGCTATCGCTAGCAAAGCCATGCGGCGTAGTAAAGAATTTAGAGATGATTGCCATACAAGGATCCAAAAATCCTTCATAGAAATCTTCACTGTACACATAATCTTTACCCTTCATTTCAATGAAGTAATCATAGACAAAGCCATACAAATCTACTTCAGCAATATCCAACTGAATATTGGGCCAGTAACGCTTGTGTGTACGCAACACAAATCTCCAGCGTTCCTTGCGATCATAGTGACTAATCATTTCAGCAACGCAAGTAATAGCCCAAGACATACCTTTATTCTTCTTATCATCTTTGCTGATTGGCTCATAACCTTCTTCTTCATTTACTAATTGAAGTTCATGTGCCTTTGTAGCCATCTTGTCCTGACGATCACCATCTACACGATAGCCGAACACATCCATTCTGTGTTCAAAGTAGGGCTCAATGCGCTTTGCCTTACTACCGTTATAAATTCTAAATGCCTTACGACAAAGTTTGCGCGATGTAGCATCAACAAAGATCACAGGGACTTCAAGTTCCATTGGATCACCGTCCCAGTTCTCTAAATCATCCCACAGTCCTGCTTCAGCAAATGCTGTCTCCAACACTAGAGTATGTTGAGCATTGATACTGATATAAAGACCAGTTGCCGGATCGTACATACAATAGATTGCCGACATGAATTCAGTTTCAAACTCGGCAGGGTTTGCGATAGATGCTACCCAAGCAGGATCCATCTCACGCTGAATATCGTCATCAATAACGATATCCTTGACCTTGACCATTGCGAACCGTACACGCAACTTACGACTAGGCTTCTTCTTTTCGCCACTTGCTATTTGTTCTTGCCAGTTAGCAAGAGTAGTATGCCACTTTGTATTTTTGGGGTCTTTTAGTTGCTTCAACTTGTCTGCTACAGTAGCAGAATTGAATTCGCCCTTCTTACGCTTCAATTGATGAATGACCTTCTGTCCAGTTGGAGTCACAAACTCAAACTGAAACGGGAACACCCACGATTCGCGTTTCTTCCCTTTTTTGCCATTGGTAACAATGACTGCAGGAACTGTTTTATTTTTACTCATGTTGGATGCTTTCTTAAGTGCCACAAACATTCTCCTTGAAAATTTCTTCTAACTCATCATCACTATAAAAGAAACCTTGACCTCTATCATACTTGTTTTGAGGCAGTTTGTCAAATGTTTCGTTATCGTAATATTTTTCAATCACCATTCGCCATCGATCTTCCGGAAGATCGACCAATTCGAATCCGTTGACTCGCCCATAACCATCATAGGTGCCGCTAATGCGATCACCGTTGTTGAATAACACTATGACATCGCTAGCGAATTCCCAAGTGCTACCTCGAACCGCTACTTCTGCCATGACAGGCTTTTCAGATTTGGCACATTGCCAACTAAAGAATCCCATAATCAACTCCAATCTTTCTTGTCACCGTTACGCTCATTATACTCGTATCCTGCCTTATATGCAAGATACGCACCCGAACCTTCTTCGGCTATGATTTCGGGAGTCTGATAAGTCGCACCTTCGAAATAGTGAGGACGGAAGGGGCGGTTATAATAACTGTCTGCGCTACCGCGATCAAAAGGACCACCGTGACGCTCATCATAGATGATACCATCAAACAAAAGCATTTTAATCTCCTTAACCTACGATTTCCAAAAGTGTCATAACCTTGCCACGACTAGCAGGGCTCTTTGCTGCCGATCTAGCATAACGCTTGACGGCTGATACCGCACCCCGTTGTGTCTTGTAGTAACGACCGTGTTCGGCCCACAAGCATCCTTTCGGGGTATTAATTAGTGTAACCGTTTGTTTCAGCATATGTGTATTATGCGCCCAAAACGGGTAAAAGTCAAGCCTTAAAATGTTGTTTAAAAACAACAACTTACAATGCCTGTCAATGCAGGAGTTTCTGGCCTTCGTATATTTTAGTGATTTGGCTTGCGATCTGGGAGAGTTCAATCGCATGTTCGGCTATATCAGCATCGGTATTATCATACCATTCATCGAAACTATCTTCTTCAACGCTAGCCCATAAATCCATGAGTAACAGATAATCTTCAGCCCCAAGCTCATCATAGAGTTTGAGTTCTATCGGACCTAAATTTGCAATCAATTCAGGAAGAGTGTTGAATCGTTGTACTGACATGTTTCTCTCCTATAACTATATTTATTTTAGTATCGGTCGTACTCTAACTTCAATTTCTGTAGATCATCGATAGCATTCCTGACGCAAGGCATGCAACAACAAATCTCTGTAGACTGATTATTGATCTTAAATTTTATGAACGTGGGATTGTAGATCCTTATCTGCACCGGCGTTCTTAGATAATAGAAATTAATTTCATAGTAGTTGGCTAACAATGAATCTTTTTCGGTTACCTCTATGGATGAAAGGACACTATAGTTATAAGTTTTTAGGTAAGACTTTATAAGATATAGTATGCTTTCGCTAGTCATGTGAAGGAATACTTCAATGTGACAAGGAACTCTCTATTATCTTTCTTTCTTTTGATATAGGTACCATCTATGGTGATAGGACCATCTTGAATCAGTCTATCAAACAAGGGTAACAAAGTGTTGTCTTTATCAAAGAACATCATATGCTTGTCTCCGTGCTTATCAACAAACCAATATTCTGTATACTTTTGAAATTTCTGTTCGTTTTTGATCAACTTAACAAATTTCAATTGCTTAGAACCTGTTCGCTCTGAGTTAGATACTTTAGCATAAACGCTATTATCAAACAACTCATCCATACCCATATCATAGTCATAAAAGTAGGGCAACTTATATGCCATACCCATATACTTCTCTTCGTATTTATTAGTATCATTGCGCAACAACGCTGATAGGTCTATTCGCCATTTAGTCATATGATGACCTTGCAAGGTCAGCAACAATAGTTTTTTCTGGTAATAGATTTTGATACTATCAGCCCTGGCACGATCTATGTCCGTTATAGATTGTTTGACTGATGGATGCGTCAGTTCTACATATGCCGCACTATTACCGGACCTTAGCATACGTTGTAGTGTGACACTAAGTGTGATCAGGTCTTCTGCCGTATCAATGATTTTAGGGTTTTTAATTCTATCATTCAGAAAATCTTCAGCAGTAAAAATCTCGTCAAGAGTAGTTACTTTCTGGTGTTTTTTGATTTGCGTTAAAACGTTCATTAACTCACCGTTATATCTTCCATACCGGCTGTGCGCAGCCGAACGATATGGCCCAATTGCCATTGCTTGCTATCGATACCTTTCATGATACCAAGCCACTTGTTTCTTAGTAATGCTACTTCGTTTATCAGTACTTCAAAGTCAATAACCTCGTCTTCACCATCTACATACTTTTCAGCATCGCGGCTAGTGAGTGCGCGGTTATATCCTTCAAGATACTTCTGGAAATACTTCCTGCGTAATTTACGTAATTGAATATTGAGATAGTTTAATACTGCTTCTATCTCTTGTAGTTGGTTGAACCTATGCTCTGTGACGCCGGGTAAATTGCTGATGTTAGTCTCAACCTTACCCTTTACCCGGACATCCCATTTTGCCTGTTCTAATTCTGATTCATAATGTAATATGAAATCAGGAATGACGCTGAGATCAGTGGTGATTCGTGTATACCAGTTCATCAGTAATCGTCATCGATATCTTCGTCAAATTCCTCTTCTTCTTCCTCAAATTCTTCATCCTCGTATTGTAAGTTATAGTCACGCAATGCGTCCATGACTTCACTTTCTCTACGGAATGCTTCTTTGATGTCCGAAGTCTCATAATCATTCTCAATCAAAATATTGACAAGTGATTCAGCGGCATCATTAAGGTTCGAGGCATCGATCTCAAACTTTAAAGCACGCCATACCTCTGCTATGACAGTAATACTCATTCTGTTATTCCTCCGTGACAGAATTTGTATTACTTATCTTTGCCTGACGGTTTTCATATTCTAACATTACTTTGTCGAGGCAACCATTTTCATTTGATTCCCAACCCTTACGGAAGAACTTGATGATCTCGCCGTCACTAGTAGTATAACTCAATCGATTACCTTCCTTAGTGAGTAAGCCAGCCTTCTCAAACAAATCAAGCAAACCACTATATGGGTTCATGCCAGTCTCATATGGAATCTTGACTTGAACGCTTTCAAAAGGCTTTGCATAACGTGTCTTCATGACCTTACAAGCACTACGAATACCACGCACTTCGCTGATCTTGTTACCTTCGTCATCTTCTTTAAGTTTCAATTTCTTCATAGCAACTACGATTGAACTTGCATAGATAAAGCCCTGTCCGCCACTGATCTTGTCATCAGGGTCAAACATATCTTGGCTAGCATATGTGTGATTAGTCGCAACCAATCCTACATTATGACTACCAAACATGTTTACACAATTGCGAACAAGTGAAGTTAATGCTTTGGGCTTGCGACCCATGTCACCCTTCATATCACCTGCTTCGAATTGATTTACATCTGTGGGAGTCAACAACATACCAAGACTGTCAATGATGAATAAAACTTTCGGCTTATCGTCTTGTGGTAGAGTCTTATAACTCTTCATAAACTCGCTGATAGTTTTAGCAACATCATCAATCATTGCCATGTTCAACTTCAACAACTTGCTTTCATCGGTATCAACACCAAGTGCTTTCAACCAATCTTCATCAAGTGCGTTTTCGCTGTCTACAAGAACAACAAAAATGCCTTGCTGTTGTGCGTGACGAACTAGGTTGCCAGAACAAATATAACTTTTGCCTGAGCCTGATTCACCTGCGAATACAGTTACCTTACCTAGTGGGACTCCTTTGTTAAAGTCTCCGCTAATAAGATAATTGAGAGCGTGGTTACCGGTACTGACC